TTGCTCACAACTGTGTGCAATCAAAGTACTTTCTTTACGATAGCCTCTGTCACAGTATCGACATTTAAACTCTTTGTTTTCCATTTTACGATTTATTATAACATCTTTTATAATACTTGTAAAGTCGGTCATAGGTATTTACTAACCTCTTGTGCCCATAAAACCTGACACTCAGAAGTTAAATGAAATCCATCTTCTTGAAACCCGTTGTTTGCTTGTGCAAACTCATATGGAGTTATAGGAATGTAGTGTGTACGATCTAACATATCTATATAGTCTGTACACTGTCCTAAACTCATTTCCGAATAGTCTTGTGTAATATCATATATAAATGTATACTTGTAAGGTATATTTTGTGCTTTTAGATAATTTAAAAACATTACCACGTGATACATGTTCAGTTGACTGAAGTAATCCGTGCAATCACTAGTATACACTGTCTTGAATACACTTTTGGCAACACCTGTATACTGTTTATTCCAACTTCCTGCAGGCCCTCCTGTTTGTACAAGATTAACATCACCATATGGACCAAAATCATATCCTATAGGAAAACTAAAGTAATAATCCTTATCAATGCAATCTTGAGGAATCGCAACACTTGTTCTGTTCAACCCGGTAAACATAACAAACACACTATCGTAATCTTTTATAACATGTAATCCTGTACGAGCGATCCAAGCATTATCTACACCACCTTTTGCAAATACAGTGTAAGGCTCGTCGAACATTGTATTGTGCCAACATGCTTGATATTTGTCAGTATAACTACAACCTAATACTAGTTTCATGCATCACCAGGCGGATAACACACAAATATTATTTTATCTGTTTCGTAATTCAAAATAATCCTCTTGTTTGCTATCTCTACGTAAGTCTAATTTGTTGCCATTTACTAAAAAGATAATCAGCATAAAATTTATGACCAGGACCTGTTTGATGACCGTCCCATTTATATGCATCATAATTAAATGGTTTAAAGTTTTCTTTCTGCATGAGACTATGAAAACTATCGTTAAAAAAATTAATAATCCGTGGTCGCTTTTCCACTTCGTGTATCCATTGTTTACCAAACTCATAGTCTAAATCATAGGCATAATCAAATCCTACATTATGAATTATAAAATCTACATTATGAAACAATAAAAAGTCATGAAGCATTACAAGTTTACTAAGAGTTTGGTATTCTAAAAAAGGATATTCAAACCATTTTATAAATTGTTTTGCAAAATTTGTATCTATGTCAAAAAAGTTATGAATACGAACAGTTTCAACTTCTCTTTCGCTTTGCATACTTAGATATGGATATTTTATATCTACAACTTCACCTGTGGATGTATCAAATCTTGCTGTTTGTCCTATACCAATCATATAACAAGTATTTTTGTTAAGTAGAACATGCCTTTGTGCAGAACGTATAATTTTATCTATACTCTTTCCTGGGTGTCCATAGTTTTCCATTTCACAGCCCATAAGTTCTGCAAGATAATATCCCATAACATTACCTACTTTGTTGTTTGCTACACTCCAACTATCTCCATCACAGTACAGTTTCATTAATTATCTCCATGTAGTTTCATTATTTCTTTAATGTCTTTATCTGTATACATTTCACACAACATATCTATTTCATCTGACTTTGCATTAGGATACAAATCTAATATATATTTTTTACGTTTATTGCTAGTGTTCTTATCTTTCTTTTTATTGCCTAACCATTGATGGAATTGTGTTCCCATGCCAGGACTTACTGTACATAATAATTGCCATACTAATTTAGGGTGCTTGGCTAATTCAAAGTATTGACTATTAACTCTTTGATTAGTCGCCATTAAATAATAACTTGCAAGTTCACTGTTGCCTTTAACTAAACTAGCATACCTATTTAATAAAAAAGGTGCTAGTTGTTTCCGGCCTTCTACATCTAGCCTATCATAAAAGCCATAGTCTTTTTTATCTATTGCCGCTAGTATTGTGTTTAATGGAATTTTACTCATAGTATTATTGTAACAGTTAATTTATTTTTGTCAATCATACCTGTTGTCCCCATTAGTTATGTAAGGTGCTAGTGCTAGACTAAACATTTGACTATCTGATAAGTTCTTAAATTTAATTATTCTATATTCAATAGATGCAACATCTTTTTTAACAGGTCTACTTACCCTAACTTCTTGGTAATCTATATCTCTGTCTAGTAAATAACTATCGATTGCTTTTTCTGTATTACTTAAATGTTCTTTATAATAACTACTTGGAAACTGTGTAGGTATCTCATAAACTCTGTAATCAGTTCTTGTAATTAATGTAGGTGTTACCATGCTTTACGAATATCTACTATTTCATTTTGTTTATTAATTTCTTTTGCAAAATAAACACACTTAGGTTTATGTCCTGTCTCTATTGGAACTGCTAGTATCTGACCTTGTTTTAACTTAGGAAAATACCATTTAACATCTGTATATAAATCAATAATTTCTATTGGCAAATACTCATGCATAAAACTACTTAACGGATTAAAACTAAATGCACTAAATCCTCTGTCGTTTAAACTACTTAGGTTAGTCATCTCTAAATCCCCAAAATGTTTTTCTCCGATTAATATTTTCCAATCAACTGGCATACGAATTGTATGTCCACCTATGTTCATAACAACTGCTGGTGAATTAAATGATTCTAAAAATATTAACGGAATATAAAAATAGTCTGGGTCTTTAGGATCATTGTTATCTAATACTGCAAATCTTAAATCATCTATTTCATCTGGTAACTCGTTCATTTCGAATGATTCGTTGTCTAATGTTAATATTCTCATTTTATTTTTGTGTCCAATCCACAGTCTCATTTAATTTATTTTTTATATATTATATTGGTCTAAGTAACCTTGTAGTATCGTGTAACTCTCATCTGCGTAATGCCTTAGGTCGGGTGTCTGTTTCATATCTTCTTCAAACTCAACAACTCCTCCATTGTCATGCATATATTGGTTACCACAGAAACTGAATAAATCTATTATTCTAGGATTAGATTCAACAAACTTTAATTTCTCTATTGCACGAAATCCTGTTATATGAACTCGATCAAAATTATTTGCTTGGTCCCATATTAAATATTTTATTCCTTGTGTGTCTAGCCAACTACTAAACATAATTAAATCCATAAAACAATAGTCCCAATCTCTATAACAACTATCACTTAATTCAAAACTTAATTCATGATGTTCTAATTTAGAATCAATCGTATAAGGACCTTCTATTTCTACGTCATTATCAATTCTTGCTACTTCATATCGAGTGCAGGTAGTAATAGGAATAAAAATATATTCAGGACGATTACCTTGTGCAATATATTCCATTGTAGTTCGAATACTGCGTTTAAAACTCCCGCCCTGCTTTGATAAGTTAACTCCTGGAAAACTCTTCCATTCCCAACCATAACTACATCCGTTTAATAATAACAAATTAATTCCAGTCTATTTTATTTACTGAGAACGGATAGTTCGCTTCGCGATAAAATGCTTTACGTTTAGTGAGGTGACGTTTAGCAAACTTACACGTTGAGGTGACATCCCATATCTGGACGAAGTCTTTGTCCTCTGCACGTCTAATTCCTCTTCCGATACTCTGTATAACCCTAACAAATGACTTGCCAGGTTCAAGTAGCACCAAATTAAAGATACGAGGAATATTAATACCAACGGCGGCAACACCATAAGTCGCAATAATAACTTTATTATCTGTATCAGCCACCTCATCATAATGTTCTTTACGTTCTTGTGCCTTTGTTCCACCGCTAACAAATACGGCACCCGGAATCCTTTTTGCAATCTCAGTTCCTGCATTAATTCTATCCACTAATATTAAAGTATTACCACTAGTACTTATTGAATTAATTTTATTACTTATATAGTCTAACCTTTTTGCGTTCTCTAACAAGTATTTTAATTCACTTTGATAGTTTGCATATTCATTAGTATCAATTAATTGTAATACTTCTACATTACATTGTGCTAATACTCCTCTATCCTGTAGTTCTTTTGCACTAATACTATTAGTAACTGGACCTAAACTACATGTAAGACTTACACTTTCAAACTTCTCTTTGGGTATTGTTCCTGTTAGTCCCCAACGTATAGGAATATGCGACATAACTCCTGTTAATAATGTTTTAAGTGCATCTGCTTTTGCCATGTGTACTTCATCCACCATTACGCAGACAACATCTGCTAAAAACTCTTGTATAGTTGTATCCGCAGTTGAATTACGAGTGTTCTTTAATAATATATTTAAACTCTGCCAAGTGCATATAGTATGTGTACGTCCAAACTCTTTACGATCTCCGAAATAAACTCCTACATCTAATCCCATATTAATATAGTCTGCTTCCGTTTGTGTAACTAAACTTTTATTAGGAACAATTATAATTGATCTACCATACTTTTCTACACTATGCGATAATACTGCTGTAATTAATGTTTTACCTGCTCCTGTTGCAACTTCCTGTAGCGATTGTGGATTACTTAAAAAGTTATTAATTACTTCTACTTGATAATCTCGCAATTTAATTTCAGTACCTGCTTGTGGATGCTTAGGTGGCCATTGATATTCACAATAACTCAGCTCTGTGACTGGTGTTAATGTATAGTCTACACAGTAGTCACGTTGATCATCTAAGGTTACTGAATATCCACGCGAATTTAATACAGGTAATATCTCTGGCAATAAATTAATATACGTTGATCCACCTAATTGAAAGAACGCCATCTTACCATCCCAGCGTCCTAGTCTAACTGCAGGCATATAACGAGCACCCGGAATATCATATTTAAATAGATTAGTTAACTTACGACGTGTGTCTAGGTCTAAGCCTTCTATTTTAACATTAACTTCATCTCGAATGTGTAGTACTGCTGGCTTCATTCTAGTGTAACCTTTCTTTTAAGATAGGATATAACATTTCTGTATAACGGTCATTGCTTAGATATCCTGGGTGATTATCAGTTTTTGATGCAATATCTAACTTGTTCTTTTGAAAACTATCATATAAATTTAACCAAAGATCACTGTTTATGCCACCTGCATTATTATATTGCTTGTGTATCATATTGTATAACTGAAATATTTCTATATCGTCTCTTGTTTTTACATTTAACAAATCTTGTGTAAACTCATCCAAATCACTAGGTAGTTGGATATCTATCTTTATAAAAAAATTATCAGACCACGGACTGTATGTGTTTACAAAGTAGATGTTTTTATGTTGACTTTTTAAGATATTAACATACTTTACAAGTTTTAAAAAATCCCAATGATAACTATATGCTTCTAAAAGTTTAGATCCGGCGTCTCTCTGCCATTTTTTACTAAAAGTTCTTTGGTTAGTCTCAATAGTATTGATTCCGTTTAGTCTTGAT